CGATTTCATCTTTCTTTGTATTGAATTAATTTACATTTTATTTATTATTGTTTAGGCTCAAACAGTTTTTCAAATTCACTCTTGCTATAAACTTGATAATACCCATCCTCTGAGAGGCAAATGTAAAATCCATATTTAACATAAAACTCCTTTCCGTTTTGGATGGTAACATATACTCCCTTTCCCATTTCGTAAGCATTAAGCACAAGCCCCATATCCCGCAAATCATCAAGTGAAATGTTAGTTCTATCTATACAAACGGCTTGAACTTCGCTTAGTTTACGAACGTAAATATTCCTATTAATATTCCTATTAGAATCAGATTTAATATCTATCCCCTTATCGGTATCTATCACCGTAGTTTCAGTTTCTTTGCCTTCCGCCTCTCTTTTTGCCTGGCTGAGCAATTCATCATATTGCTCTTTCGTGTACAACTGTCCGCCTAACATATACATGTTGTATTCGTCTTTCAAAATCAATTGTAGAGTATGAATAGCTTTCGCAATATCTCTTTCTTTGTTTTTTCGTCTGTGGCGGAATGCGTATTTTATCGCATATCCATCCATTGCATTTACGTTATTCTGATTAAGAAACTGATACAGAGGTATTTTATCACCTTTATAATGATTTCCATCTATTTGTATCCCTTCGGGGTCAGCCGCTAAAATAGCGTTAATTTTGATTTGTTCTAAATTCATATTTTTATCTATTTTGTTATAAAGATTCATCACATCCGTGTACATTCGCTTTAAATGGTTCACTGGTTATAGTTGGAGGATCATCTGTATGTCCTTTTTCCGCAAGATATTGCTCATATTCCTTCCTGTCGCTGATGTCAATGGTAGCAGACGTAATCGTCACTATTACATCATCGGGAATTGCTTCAAAGGCTCTTTTTATCCTTCTTGCAAGTTTGCATGCTTCATTATATTCCATACTTTTATTCCTTTCTGTTATGTTATTAGTATTTCTTCCCATGCTTATAGCCTCTCGTTTCGTTATACCGTATTTTTGCCTCAATCGCTTTCCCTAAATCAATGTTATGTATGATAGCTATTGCTGCACATATCTCCATTATAGTAGTAAAGTAATTGCAGCATACTTTTTCATTACTTGTTACCCAGTATGCGAGATTATATACGTAATAAGCGAATGTATTCGGAGTTTTATTTAGAATTTTCACCCGTTCATCAATACAGTGTTTAAATATGACTATATCGTTATTGTCCTTGTTATATTTACCCGTAGCGTCCAAACACCGGATAAATACATCTGCAAGTTCATCGCTAACAGTGTCTTTAACATTCTGTTTAAATACGTTTTCAAAACCTTCCTCACAGCCCAAAACCATATCATAAATATCACTGTTAACAAATCTTCCCTTTCTTTCCGCCTCCATCGCTTCGCACATCTCCGAAATGATAAGCCCGAATATCTCAGTCAGAGGAACGTCCCGATCATGAAATCCTTTTTCTTTCATTCTTTCATGCTGTTCTTTACACTCCTTTGTTAAGCTAATAACATTTTTGCTAAAATCAATCATATTTTCTATTTTTAAAATGGTAATTCACTATATTTTTCACACCCTTCACAACAATAATCTTTTTGCTTTCCGGTCAACGAGCATTTATACTTTCCGGCTCTTTTCTTAGCTGGAAGATACACACAGTTTCCGCAATATCGAATATTTCCTAAATTTGATTTGCTTTCAAATTCCAACATTTCTTTAAGACATGCGGCATGTCTTTTCTTTGCTACTTGCATGTCCTTATATGCTTCTTCTTCCTGCAAAATAAGGACTGCTAATTGATTCAATTTACTTTCCATGATAAAACTCCCTTTGTACTTTTTCAAACCTGCTAAACGCCTCCATTTCACTCTCAGAAAAAACAAGTTCACCCAAACCTGCACAGTATAAATCAGCTTTCAACATAATTTTATCAAGTTTTGAAAGACAATCGAAATTCTTATCTCTATCCTTTCTAATTTTTCTTTTTTCACTCAAAATATTGGTAAACTGTCTTTGTTCCTTTAAGCTAAATTTAACCGGAACAAAACGACTTTTAAGTCGATTAATCTTTCTTGATTTCTTCATTTGAATTTATGTCTTTTAAGTTAGTTATCCATTCGTTCAACGGGTAAGGTATTCCGGCTTTCTTCATCATTGATTTAGCTTTTTCCCAGTTACCCAAAGACGGGTTAAAACCCTTCATTTCCTCTATTGCTCTGTCATGGCAACGTTTAGGAGTTTCACCCTTCATTTTTTTGACACTTTTCACTCTAAACCCTGTGCTTGACTCTGTTATATCTACCCTTTGAAATACTTCATTCCAGTGTAGAAAATACTGATAAGCCCCGATTTGGTACATAAACCCAGTTACAACACTTATACCGCTTTCGTACAATCCCGTACTTTCATTTAATCTATCAACCGCAATCTTAAACTCTCCGGACATTCTTCTTTTTGCCATAATTCTACTATTTAATTGTTACTACTTTACTTCTAAATCTCTAAGGATATTTGTTGCACGTTCGTTTCCGTTCTCAGCCGCTTTAACTAAAGCCTCGTAATGTGATAACTTGTTCCCTCCATAAACGTGGGCAGAACGCAAAAGCATTAGCAACTTTGAGTGACTGATTTTTTCTCCTTTATAAATGTAAGTCGTCATATTGGTTATTTTTTAAATTGTTATTACTTTGTTTCCTTTTGACTCTGCAAATATAAAGCAAAACTTTAATATTCTAATTATAAATTTAATCTTTAACACTTATTTAACACAAAAAGGGATACCCTGTTTTAGAGTATCCCTCGTTTTTAGAATGGCAAATCATCTGCAAATTGCTGATCTTTTGCAGGTGGTGCGGGTGGCGGTGTCGGTTGTACTTGCGGCTCTCCACCTCTCCCGGCAGATTCCGCCCGCTGACCGCTATTCCCTCCCGGCTTCGCTCCCATCTGCATGTTAGAAACGATAATCTCCGCAATCGTCCTCTCTGTGTTGTTTGAATCGGTGTACTTCCGATAATGCAAAGTACCCTCTACGTACAACTCCATACCCTTTGTAACATATTGCTCGCAAATACCTGCTAAACCTCCCTTGAATACCACGTTGTGAAAGTCAGTGCGTTCCGGCACTTCCACTCCGCTACTCGTTTTATATGCACGTTCGTTTGTAGCGATAGACACGTTGCAAATTTTACCTCCATTATCGAACGTTTTTACTTGAGGATCATTGCAGACCCGACCGATTAACTGAATTTTGTTTAAGTTCATTGCATTAATTTTAAAAAGATGAATATTAAGAATAGCACAAAGATAGCTATATCTATAAAACTTACACGTATTTCACCGTTTATTTTTCGTGATACCGTTTTAAAATTATCAGTAACACGCACATAATCATAATCGCCCGACCCGGTGAAAATCTTAGTCGAATCGTTACAAGCCTCCAAAGATACTACTTTGTCCCTATTTATTGATACCTTTCGTCCGTCTATCCCAGTAAATTCTACTAATTTTCCCATGATACTACTTTTGTAATTTTAAACTATCCCTTTTGAGGACTTTTATTTTCTCTAAATTTTCTTGATAAATACGCATTCCCTTCCGGGTGTTAGCGTGTTCCCATTGATTGTGATGTTCAAAGCAAAGTATGTTTATGTTTCGAGGATCGTGTGCCAACATTGGGAATGCTCCACGTGTACAAATGTGTGAAATATAAACGGCTGAATACCCCTTCAACGGCTTTAAGCATTCTTCGCAATAGTGAGGCTTAACATCCCACATATACCGAAAAAACCGCTCGTTTGCCCTCTGATCGTGACCGTCACCGAATAGACTTTTCAAATACTGATACCTCGCTTTAGGCTCTATGTCGAAATGTCGATTGAAAAGCAGGGGATTATATCCCCTACTTAAACAATACTCTATTTCTTCCGGACTACTCAGCAGATACATCGCTTTCAGTTTCTTCGTCAAAGAAAGAATCACCCTCTGTATCGTCATCAGCGTCTTTAATATCGTCAGCCTCCGCAATCTCACCGAACATTGAAAGTTGTGCACGCTTACCCTTAAACAGATAATCAAATATTTCGTGCTTCATGGATTCTAAATCTGAGTCCATGTCAATCTCAAATTTAAGTATTTCACCCTCCAAATTTATTTTAGGTGTCTGCATTTTAAACAGCGACAAATCTGTACCTGTAAACTCGTATTTGATAATTACTGTGTTCTTTTCTTCATCTCTCACAATCTCCCTAATCATTATTCGAGTAGCTTGTATCTCGAAAAAGTCTTTAAATTGCTTATCCAATTCTTTATCCTGTTTTGAAAGATCGGATAAGTAGGTGATGTTTGCAAAATTCATCAGGCCCATAAGCCGGACTATATACCCTCTCAATTTTCCGGCTTCGTTCTGCAAATCGGGGTGAGGATACTCCGGATTTTTCACTTTATGAAACGTCTTAACCGTTTCACCGTCAACATTCATACAGTCATTGTAATCTACTTCCAAACCGTTTGGAATGAATTTTACTCTCTTTAATTCAAAATTGTCGTACAACATATTAATATTCGTTTTTAGGTTTATAATGTTCGCATACCCTTCCGATATTCGGGCAACTGCATAACTTTTGTTTTCTCTTACTGCAATAGCATATCAAATTATGATGGTCTGAGCTATATTTACATTCTGTACAATGAACGAGGACTAAGTTTTGTTTATTCTTCTTCGCCATTCAAATAACGCTCTAATCTTTCATCAATCAATCGCTTATACTCAATAGCCAACGGATCGTTAACCTCCAACTGGTTTTGAAATTTGCGGTGCGCTATCACTATTAAAGCCCTCGTCCTACCTAATAGCTCCGGCAAACCGTCCAAACGATAATCATACAACTGATTAATAATACAGTTTCGTCTAATTGAAATATCTCTCGTAATCTCCCGGCTTAAAATAGCATCCGGTGACACCGAAAGGGCCTCGCACATCAAATCGAATTTTTCTCTCAATGTCATTTCGCAATCTTCTACTCTAACTTCTTTCATTTCTTTACGTATTTTGTTGCATCCTCTATGAACACTCCCAGTTCTTCGGCTGCAAACTGTTTTAAAAAATCAATATATTCTACAAACTCACTATTTGATAAGTCGTTGATACTTACCGGGTCACTCCGATACTCACCCGTTTCAATATCCACAACCTCACCCATTGTTACCGGACACAAGTTCCGCATGTACAATTCGGTGTCTTTCTCGCTCCACCTGTTGCCATTGTCGTACATTCCTTTCTGAAACTGTGGTACTACCACTTTGTAGTAATATGCTTTCATGGCGACCGATTGCGAAGGCTCGTAAACGCTAAAACTTGCTATGATATTCTTTCCTTTGTGCAGTTTCGCAAACTCGTTTAGCTCACCCATGTACATTTGCAACTGTCCGTTACTCGTTACTTTTCCCGGTATTGTTATCCTGTTTTGCTTCATTTTGTTTCATTTTAGAAAATACCTTAGCAAATACACTACCACACAAAGAAGAAATAAAGCCACGCACAGCAGCCGGGAGATCGCTTTTTCTCAGTAGAATTTTCTCAAATTCTTCTATAACGTCTGAAGCTGTCATATTATCAATACGATCTATAATAACACGCCTCGTTAAACCTCCATTTTTCAGAATTTTGTTTTTAGCTCGTTCGACATCTGTACGCATAGTACTAAGCTGAATTGTTAATTCACCTTTAAACTCCTGTGATTTAATTACATCTTCAACCGTCATTTCATTAGTATTCATACTTTAATAAGTTTTTAAATCGTTACTACTATGATTAATTTTGATATTGCAAATTAAAGAAAAACTTTAATTATACGCAAACAAAAACGGGTAAATCTTTCCGAAATACCCGTTATTTAACCTTTGTTTAGAATAAGCTGCCTTGTGAGTCGGTCAACTTCGCTATAATATCATCTACTTTCTTTTCTTCCGCCTCTTTCGCTTCCCTGTACTTTTCACCGAATCTTTCGTATCTCTTTTGCTTCCCTCGCATTCTTATGACAGCTTGAATCAAAACATCGCCTATTTTGCTATTTATTTGACCGCTATTCAACTTTCCTTCCATCTCTGAGTAATCTATCATATTCAAGGGAATCGTTCGTTAAATCAAAAGAAAACACGCATTCTGAACTATTAACTAAATGCTCCGGTATCCATTTAGGTTTATTCGCCATCATCAATTGAGTAAAGCGAAGTATGCAAACCGCATCACTATTCCACTTAAAGACGTTACCAGCCGGGAAGGAACGTTTAGCAAACTGAAAATACTTCTCTTTTCTCAGCGACTTATCCTCTTTCGCCCCCTTCACCCTCAGACCTAAACCAGTTTGCCACGTCATCGGAGTAACGAGCACTAAAGGTATTTCGAGGACTTTCGCACAGCATACAAGGTTGTTGTAGTTTTCAAGCATGGTAACTATGCGATATTGCTTACCTCCGGTATCATCACCCCTAATTGACAGCCTCTCAACAACGATCATTGGGCTACCGGAACGCTTAATCTTTTTGAATAGGTTGTATATAGCCAAAGGTTCTTCCGGCATTTTAACGGTGACAAGCGGGCTACCCGGCTTATAAATGGCTATTCCCCCAGCTGATATACCGGGGTCAATTCCAACTAAAATGTCAATTTCCATGTTTTTAATGTTTATAGTAATACAAATCTTTTATGCTATCTTCCTCTATCAGCATTTCGTCCCAGTACCGGAATAACAAACGTTTCTTTGCTATCATTAAAGCACGAAAATAAACTGCTTCATGTTCTATTCCAACAGTCGATAAACATTCCTTTTCAAACACTTGCGCAAAACTGTTTATCGGTCTGCCTTTGAATTGCGCTAAAGCTAACTTCTTATCCTCGTATGTCGGTATAGTATCCATGTCATACCCCAGTCGTTCCATGTACTTGAACGTTGATTCGCTTATAAGCCGATCAGATTCCATCTTAAAACGCCCGCTATACTTGTATTTCATAATAGCAAAAATGAAGTTATTAGCCTGTACATTCAAAAATGCTCTTTCTTGTTCCGGTGTCGCTTTCGGCTTATCCGGTAGCAGGGCGGTAGTCTTTGACATCATATCCGCTTTACGCTTTCTGTATGCCTTCAAGACCTTCGTTACATAATCTACATTCAAGCTGCCATAATGGTTTTTATCCGGGCTCCCGTAGCGATCTTTAGGCAGGTAGTTATCAAGTTCTCCGACAGCAAGCAACCGCCAAGCAAGTTTAACTTCAGCGAATGAAAGATCATCAAAATACAAGTCTACAACATCAAAAATCGAAGAAAATACGCTTTTAACTGCACTACGCTCCGGAGCGTTCAGACCAAAATCAGAACAGACCCCGATAAATATAATGCCTAAATACTCTATTTTCTTTTCTTCGCTTTCTTCTTCGGAAATTAATTTTCTCGTAGATTCTGCAAATATGCGCTGATCTACCTTAGAAAGCTGCTTTATTTTATTAGACTGTATTAATTCTCTATTTCTCTCTACGAATGACGGAAGTACGCCACTCGATAAAGCCACTTTTCCGCCTCTATTTTGATATTTCTCTATTTCCATGTTAGATTACTTGTTTTTATTATGAAAGTCTTAAATTCGCAAAGCAAATGCCATTCTCGTTAATCAAACGTCTCTGTTAGGTATCTCTCGTATATCTCCCGGTGCTCGTCATTAGCAAAATACTGCTTTGTCTTATACTGCTGAGAGTTGTTTTGCTGATATTTGTTAGTAGCTCCCGTTTTCTCTCTCAGCCATTGCAGGTATTGTTTAGGAGTTGACTCGTACACCAGTGACGCCCACCCTTTCGATATACTTTGTTGAATAAGGCTTTTAGCAAATTCTTCTTCAAATTGCGCTATCTCGTTTAAGTTAGCTTGCATAGCTGTTAGAGTCTTTGTCTTTACACGCCATTTAGGTTGAGTCATTAGAACGTAGAATAAGCGTTTAAAGTCTTCGGACTCGAAAGGGAATGTTAGCTGAGTAAATAGCTTATCTGTCCTTTCGATTGTTTTCTTTGTTACGTCAAGTCCTTTAGCTGTGAATCCAAATATCTCAGATGGTAGAGGATCATTGTTTGATTCAACTTCGAATAAATCCGTTTCTTCGCGCGTGGCTATACTATAATTGACGTTAGTCAATTTAGTATTACTATCTGTATATATACTATCTGGTATAGTCTGTTCATTCATGCAACTTGCATTTTGCACATTTTCAACTTGCATTTTGCATTTTTGATAATTCATATCAGAGTATCCTATTATCGTATAACCACATGAAACTAACATGTTAATACACTTTTCTGTAAGCGCATACCACGTTGTTCGATCCATACGTGATTTATTAAAATTTCCCTTTAATATATATCCTTCTTCTTCCAACTTTCCGATAACTCTATATATCTTCAACGAGTTCATATATGGGAATAGTTTAGATAACGCCTCCCTTGTGTTATAAGTCCAATATCTACCTTCAAAATAGTTGTGATTATCTGCTATATTCTTATTTATCCAAAATGCAAAATTGTGCAAGATACATGCAGCTTCTATGCCCAGTTCCTTTGCTATTTTATCATCAAAACAATGTATCATAATATTCGTTTTTATAGGCGGGTATTACCCCGCCATGTTATTTACTTCTTACCTAAAAACTTATTCACAAAGTACCTTACCCCTTTCGGAGTGACAACCGTTGTATTATAGACCTTAGATTCTGAACCATCCATCACAATACGTTTCTTAATCTCAAACAGACCCATGTTCATGTATGCTTGAGACGGCTGATTGCGTGACTCTCCTACGCTGCAAAGATAACCTGCTTTTCTGAGGCGTTCATACAGTTGCTTTTCTCCGATCTGATAACCGTTTTGAGTTATTATCTTCGCCAGTTCACGGATAAGAATAGACTTCTTAGATGCTTCGACGGCTTCGCTGAATAGAACTTTCGGTTTGTCAGCTTCTATCTTTGCCTCAGCTTGCTTTCTCTTTTCCTGCTCGTTCTTCAACTGTGTAGCTAACTGAATAATAAAGTCCGGTGATGTTAGAGTTTTCTCTATTGTTTCCGGTGTCATGTATGCACCATGTTTTCGAATAGATGGCAAAACTTCTTCGCATACCCAATCTTGAAACTTCTCTGCATTAGGGAGTTTAGATTTCATTGTTAATCTATATACTTCCCCTTCTTTTCCGTACTTTATTGGCTGTACACCGCTTTGAGTGGGGGTTTCCAAAACGGTAACCCCCTTACAGTGGTCTATTACTGCTTTTGCAGGATTCAAATAGCCAAGTGATTTGGCGACATCAGCCAAACAAAATAAAGGTTCACCGTCAACGACTGATACTCTAACTTTCCCGAACTCCGAATTTTCAAAAACTTTAATGTCTTGCATAAACTTTAATTTTTAATTATTGATACTATGATTATTTGCTTAACAACTCGTCAAGCGTTTTTCTAAACTTTTTGTAGTCCTCTAATTCTTCATCAGACAAGACAATGAAGCACATACCATCAATGTATATACATTCCAATTTACCACCTTTAATTAAACGCCAAATCCAAGGTACTGTAACACCTTTCATATCAGCGTAGCTCTTTACTTTAATAAGATTTTCTAATTTCATATTACTATTGTTTTATTGATTCAACGCTACAAATATAGTGTTAATTATGATATACTGCAAGGAAAAACAGTTTTATTTTTAATCTTTTTCGTAAACCAGATGAATATCAGATACTTACAAAAAAACACCCCACTCACAACGTTTGCAAGTGGGGTGCATATCACAATTAGAACCGGCTCTATCTCTCTACCATCTGATAGCATTTAGTCGTATTCATGCCTGGTAACCTGTAATTTGCCTCTCTTATGTATCCAGCCGATACGAGGCGATTTACAGCGTTATATAACTTCTTCGTAGACATGAACGGAATGATCTCTTTTAGCTTTGCTATCGAAACAAAAACGGTGTTAGGTACTTGTTTTACTCGACACCCTTTAAACTTCTCTTTGTACATTCCTGTGCAGAGAATAAGAATCATTTCTGAATATACGGCGGCAGCCTCTAAACCGACCTCGCTCGCTATCTTTTCATCTATAACCATATTGCTATTTATTAATCTTCTTCATACTCTAAATTATTAGACTCTACGTAATTGTCCTTTGCGCCCTCGCAATATGTACCATCGCACAATTCTCCTGGATAGTGAGAGCATTTAATATACGGGCAATATTCACACAATGCACCTTCTTCTAGCAAGTCTGTTAGCTGTTTTTCTGTTATCTTTTTCATTTCGCTTTAATTTGAATAGATTCTTTCACGTCTGAGTATTTAATAAATTCTTCGTAAATATCCGGATACTTCTCTTTCAACGCTTTAGTATCAAGCGATTCACGGCTATATGCCTTCTTTCGTGTGATTGTGATCAAGTCACCTTTGATATTATCTGCTTTCGCCTCCTTCATCAATTCGAGCAACTGAGATTTAAACTTATTCATTTGTTCGTCAAGCGTCTTTTGCATTTCGATTAACTGATATACTGATTCCTCAACGTTGCTAACCTTTGCGGGGAGATCGTTTAATTTAGCAACGTATGAATCAGCACTACAATTATCTACGTATCTCAAGCCCTCTTTGCAGCATTGAAGGAATATCTCTATCTCTTTGTCCGGTATCCGTTCAACCTGCACAATACTGTCCGTATCTTCGCCTCTCAACCATATAGCCAACAAAGTATCTACTTTCAAATGGGGATTTTGTCTTTCAAAATAATAGGCATAGATTGACAATTGCCAAGACAGATACAACATGTCTAATTTGTATGTAGTCTTTATATCTCCAAGTATAACAGAGTCGGAGTATCTGCCTAAATACACCTTATCAATCGGTGATGCAATAAACTCGTTATCTGTTACTATATATTCTGAGGCAATGTGAGTTAGTCCGAAGTCACTTTTTAGCCTGAGGTAGTTTTCACCTTGCTTTGATTCGGCTTCAATTCCTTCATTATCTATGTTTTCACATTCTTCGTGAACTCTTTTCCCTCGCTCAGTGGCAAGGGATAAAACGCTTTCGGGGATACCATCAAGTTTACCGGGAAACAATTGTTCGTTGATGAATCCGGTTATACCATGTAGTTTCTTGAAGTCCGGTGTGAAATACTCATGCGTTTCTTCAATGTAGATAACATCTGATTGATTAAGTTTTGGTATTGTTATAATATCTTTCATACTTATTAATTTTTATTGTTAATTACTTCTTTTTTCAATTTCGGCTCTTTTCTTAGATAGCGCATTCATAAATGTACTATCCGATTGATATGCTTGATTAGCTTTAAACAAGTTACTCAGTTGTTCAACCGTTGTACACTCGTTGACGTATCCTACCAAAATATCTGTTTGACTCTGTGAGTTATCCGGTTGACTTGTTGATGAAGATTTAGCACCCTTCTTATTTGCAGCTTTTCCTTCGTTTTCCTGCGTTCCGTTTAATGAATCGTTGTCTATACTATCATCAATTGCAAAAAGTCCACACAGGGCGTATTTTCGTGCGTAGCTTGATGTTGCTCCGGTCAACTGTGCACCGTCCATTCCTTTTTTGCTTTCTTCCTCACGGGCAAATGCAGTTGCCGTTTCTGATTCTCCGGTTTCAATATCCACAACCTTTGCAGTCGCTTTAACGTAGAATCTACCTTCAATATATTCTATTGTGTCTGTTACATTCACATAACAGCCGTATTTATCGCATACCTCTTTTGCCGTTTGCAAAATGTCCTCACATGAACGATAATAATAACCTCCGAACTTGTTATAACGCCCTTTTTTGACGTTCATCTCGTTTTGAATCTTTGATAAATTTTTAATCATTGTTTTTTGGTTTTATGTTAAACAGAAAATTTGCGTCCACTCCGGTAGCCTCACATATCTTTGACACCCACTCGATATTAATCTTTCGTGTCCTCCGGTTGCAAAGAGAGGACATGTTTACCGTTCTTGATTTTGGCTTTGTATCCTCCCACAACATTTCGGCTATCTCTTTTTTACTCACTTTTAATCCTTTCAACTTAGCGTTTAAAATGGCTTCATTAATCTTAAAATCACTCGACATCTATTACCTCCCTTCCACATTCTGAACATTTATAAATATTTTCTTCTTCTTGTTCCGGCTCGCAATCGTAATCGCAATATTCTTTGCTAAAAACCGGATAAGATTGCCAGAGGTATAAATCGCCTCCGCAATACGGACAAACATGTACTTCATTATGATTCATATATACTACTTTTAATTGTTACTTACTTAATTCAACAATGCAAAGATAAGGCAAAACTTTAAATATGCAAAGAAATTCTTTAATTTTATTGTTAATGAAATTTAAAACGGTGGAAATATACGCATAGAACGACTGTTAGGGCTATTTTTGTAGAACTTTTCTTAAATACTTGTTACTACTTATTGTTTATTGACTCGTTTAGTCCGTGAGGATAGAACGAAAAAGGGGAATACATAGCGTTGTACTCCCCTTTTAAATTACATACCTGATAACTTGTGATTTATTGCGTCTATGACAAGACAGCGTAACCAGCCAGGTTCACACTGCTTCTTTATTCTTTGAAGCGTTAAAACGTCATGCTTTTCTAATACGCTTATAACAAATTCACGCGATTCACGAAGATAAATTTCAAAAAAATAAATTGGTGTCATACTGCTACCTTTCCTTTTATTGCCGGGTGGCTGTTATAATGAATAATATCTATATCCTCAAATTTAAAATCAAACAGATCGGTGACGGAATGATTCAAAACCAGTTCCGGCAATCGCAACGGAATGCGATCTAATTGCGTCCTTACCTGTTCAATATGATTCAAATATATGTGAGCGTCACCCAACGTATGAATGAATTTACGAGGCTTCAAATTGCATACTTGCGCCACCATTGAAAGCAGCAACGAATAAGACGCAATGTTGAACGGAACGCCCAAGAATAAATCTGCACTACGTTGATACAATTGCAGGTCTAAATAACCGTCTTTTGATACGTAGAACTGATAAAAGCAATGACATGGAGGAAGGTTCATTTTATCAAGATCACCAACGTTCCATGAATTTACGATTAACCTACGTGAATAGGGATCATTCTTAATCATCTCAACGACTGATTTAAGTTGGTCTATACTTGTGCGGCTGTTAACACGCCAATCACGCCACTGCGCACCGTATATCCGCCCTAAATTACCGTCTTTGTCCGACCATGCGTCCCAAATGTGAACGCCATTCTCAGTTAGGTACTTGATATTGGTATCACCTTTAATAAACCACAATAATTCATGTATAATACCCTTTGTGAATAGCTTTTTAGTAGTTACAAGCGGGAAGCCGTCACGAAGATCATAAACCTTTTGGGTACCACCGAAAACGCTGATTGTTCCCGTTCCGGTTCGATCTTCACGCTTTTCACCATAATTCAAAACATAAGAAAGTAAATCTAAATACTGTTTCATAATTTATTTGTTATTTTCAACTTGATATCTAATTAGATCATTTTCTCTCACTCTACGAAGAAAACCATATTGACTCTGAACGAGATAATTTACGTTCTTGCCCTTTTTACTTACGTAAATATCAATGGAGTGTACTCTAAACGGCTCTTTATGTGCACCGTACATCACTTCCTCACCAACGTTAAACCTTGTTTTTATAACCATAATATTTGTTTTGTGGGTGATAGAAATATCACCCTGTTAATTACTTGCTAAAATCTACTACGAAGTTAACGCAATGTTTGTTGCAGTCAATTGTAAACGGTATATTGCGAACGCTACAAGCACGGATAATGGCATCCGTTAAAACTGTATTCTCTTTCGTATAACAGCATGAAAATCTATCATTCGTACACTGTGCGCGCCCATTACCACATAATAATTTATACATTCCGTACATTCTTTCACAAAACTGTTTTGATGTCATAATAATCTTTATTTTTTAATTGTTACTACTTTGTTTCCTTTTGACACTGCAAATATAAAGATAAAATTTAAAACACAAAGCAAAACTTTAAGTTTTAACATGAAATTAACCTTTGTGAATGGAATAAAAAAAAAGAGGGAATATTCCCCTCTTATAGTTTAATGCTCTCAAACTCAATGTTATTTGCCTTCATAAAGTCGGCAAGCGCAAAAGCCTGTTCCCTCGTTACCTTTACCTTGAAAGCTCTTATATATACCTGTTCGCTCTGAGGCTTGTTTTCCGGCTGTTTTAGCGGTTGTTGTTGCTGTGGTTGTGTATTAATCGTCTGAGGTGAGTTTAGCGCTGTGGTGGCTCCCAGTTCCTTATTAACGAGTGATACACCGTATTGGTAGGTATTGTTATAGTCCAACGTATCTTGATACCTGTCAATTATAGCCATATAACAAGGTTCACCCTCAAAATGCTCTTTCAGTTTCTCGAAGTCAGCCGCAACCACCTCAAACAGTTCATTAATCTCAGCCCGAACAATCGCAATACCTTTGTTCTTGTTTAGCCAGTTTGATTTAAAACAACGGTCAAAATTTATAAGGTACTCGTTATGCTCTTCGAAATAGTCCCTTATTTGCTTCAACTTTGCATCCTTTTCTTCCTGTTCAAACTTCTTAATCTGCAAATCTATGTTGTTTGAGGTGAGGTCTAACATGTCGCATGTATCCTTTACAACATCTTTGAACTTATTAAAAGGCTGCATGTATATCTTTTCGAGCTCGATTCGTGTATCATTTAGGGCTTTAGACGATTTGTTAATCATTGCCCGATCTGCTTTTGCCTCTTTTATATCGTCTTCGGTATATGTTATACATTCATAGACCTTCATCTTTTCTCTGACAATATCACGTATCTGAGTGATTCCCTCTATCATCTCCGACAGCTTTTTATCCTTAGTAATTAGCTGCAATTGGTTTTCAGTTATTCTATCTTTCATTTTATGCTATCCGGTTTACCTGCACACCGGAAGGTTTTAATGTTAGTGTAATGGTCTAAAAACAACGGTTATTTCTGCTCCGTTTAATTGCTGAGAGTGTCGAAGAACACCGTCTTTCGGGTGGTATTGAATAGTTTCTTTGTTATAGCTATCAATGTGGTAAATGATAAAGCCGTAAATATCCATTTCAGTAGAGGTAACTTTCAGATAATTCACATGTCCCATTGAATATACCTTAACGTAGTCCGACGTTAACTCTACCTTATCCCAAACATATAAGGCTACATTAGTTGTACACTCACCTTCTACGTACACCGTTTGCCACTCCGGAACGGTAACCGAATAATTAGTTTCATACTTCATTTCTTCATCGCCACAAGACGAAAGAAAAGCGGCAATAGCCATCAAACACAAACCTACTAAAACACTGAACAAATAATTTGAAGTTTTCATAATTGATTAATTTTTAAAATTGATTACTTATTGATTAATTTATAGAATTTATCTTTTCCCTCAACGGTCACTAATGTCTGAGATCCTGTATTTTCGCCTCTGACCCATTCCTTTAGAACAAAATACCTACCTACATATTTAGCTATCGGTTTTAATTTTCTTTTAGCATCTCTATATAAGTATCCATTTAATAACAAATATTCTATAAAGAAACGTTCAGAAACTCCTATCATCTTAGCAGTATCTCTTAGATTTAAATTACTTCCTCTTTCTACTAAAGTATCGAAATAATCGGCTTTTGGCTTCATGTCTTTATTTTCAATCTGCAACCGTTCGTTTTCCTCCACTTTGTCGGCAAGTTGCCTTAAAGCCTCTGCATAGCTTGGAAGTTTAGGTTGAACTGAATAACTTCCAGTTTTGCGAATTGATGGTAGAACTTCCGAAGTGATCCACTTTCTAAACTTTTTAGCTTCTGACTTGCGGGAATCAAGTATCACATCATACAAACCGTCTTCATTGACGAAATTAGCTTGCTGAATTCCTCCCGCTGTTAAAAGGGGGTACTTTGAAAGTACATCCTCTTCCAAACGTTGAGCTACCTTGCTTGGAGTAAGATCTAATACCAGACAAAGGTCTGCCAAACAAAACATTGGTTCTCCGCTATCGTTCATTGCAATTCTTACTTGTCCAAATTGCTCGTTTTCAAAAATCTTTAATTCCATATTTCATATTTTAAATTACCAACTAATTTCATATCGCTTCAAATTATCCCACCGGCGTCCGTATATTCAACGAGGGGAAAATTTACCCCGTTAACTTTTATCCAAGCATTCTCCATTGCCCGTATAGCTTTTAATACATCGTTATGCGGTTTGCCTGTAATTGTCGCAATCTCTCTTGAAGTCATATACTCACTTGCGTTTATAGTTGCGCCAACTTTAATAATGTTATTCATAACTTTAAAATTACTGTTTATAATATATTTACTGTTAAAACCTTTTCTACTATATCGAAGGAATGTTTATACCCGTCATTCTCTAACACTTGATATATGGTATTTAAAATATCCTTATCATCTGTCCCAATCGGTATTCGGGCTACATGATTGCCGTAGTACGCTTGCTGTATAATCTCCATTCCGATCTCGTGAATAAGCCTACTTATAACCGGGTGTCTACGTACATATATCTCAAACGCTTCGTCCCTTGTGGCTATCAGTATCTTATCACTTTGCTTCTTAATAAATTTCATAATTGTATATTTTAATGTTACTACTTTGTTTCTTTCGACACTGCAAATATAAATCAAAACTTTAAATTACAAAGCAAAACTTTAATGTTTAACACTAATTTAACGTTTACACATCTGAGATAAGGCAATAAAAAACCCCGCTACTTTCACAAGCAACGGGGAAAAAATGAAAAATGACAAAAAATCCAATAAACAACAATTACCTAACTAATTAACCTATATTATATATCAATGAATAGAATTTTTCTTTTTAAAAACCTACCTATTTTCACAAACCAGTAGGGAATAATCACTTAATATTAACCATGATTGCAATTATTAACAACGCTTTGTTAATGATACGTTTGCTTCTACATAAAGACTTACCAATAAAGAAATGATTAATAATTTATTTATTTGTAATTCTCTGAGTGCAAATGTAGGCATTATTTTTATACCTACAATAGCTTTAACCAACGTTAACTATTTAATTATTGTAGTCACCTTTAAATCAAGTATTTGCGTATCTGAGTTTTTACTGGTTACAATAAACTCCCTATACTTCACCTTCTTTAATCTCCACCATAAGAAACGCTTTCTGTGCTCTATGTTTAGCAACTCCAAGCTGTCCCGAACGGTTACTTTACCCGCAAATATATCGGGCGACTCTATACACCCTCTGACATCAACCCATTTAGAGGCGAAATTCAAGCATTTTAATGTGTCAGTAACCAAACTATCACGAATTATAATACTATCACGTAGAGAGCCGGAAAATACGCTCTCCGTTGACGTTTGAATGCTTGTATGACTCTTTAGGTCTTTGATACTTCGTTTCAAGTCCTTTATAGTGCTGTCTTTACCTTGTAATGTGTTCCGGTATTGACGCAAAGTGAGGTTCAACTCTTCCGTTTTCATCGCTGATTTGCCTGACTCAGTGCGATACGCTACATTCTGAGTAGTAAGTACACTTACATTCCTGTTCAGAATGCCGTTTTGCTCCCTCAGTTTCGCGTTATACCTAAGAAGGCCTACAATTAGTAGGCAAAGGATAGAAAACGCTGCTATGGCTGTTATTTTAGCTTTCATACTGTTTTATTTTAAATGAAGTGATTCACAACGCAAATCTGATGGAATATAAGACACATGCACCCATCTGAAGCCTTTTTCATCTAGATTCTGAGTGAATTTAAAATTGTGCCGAATGATATTAAACAACCGTTCGTTTTCTTCCGGACTACCCGCTGTAATATCAGCAGCATATCCCTTAACATGGTGGCTGTTAGATACGCCTCCGACAGCCCTGTTTAGCTCCGGACACCGATAGCCCGAATTGACAGTTATAGGTTTACCGTAAATCTCTCTCAAGGGGTCTAATACGTTTTCAACCAAAGCCGTTAAATTACGCTCAACCTCCTGTGTTGGGGTGTTATCTATCCCATTAGCCTTAGCCGTAGAGGACTTTGTAAGTTCTTTAATAGTAAAATACTTCATAATCTAAATGTTTAAAGGGGGAATTATACCCCCTTGTGAATAACCTGTTTTTCTTTCTCTTCTTGCTTTTCAATAATCTTAGCCGCATGTTCACCCATTAGACGTTTAAACTCGAAACGGATAATGTGATATATCAGTTTAAAGCCATTGTTCTTCGGGTATGTGGTACAAAGATTCCTAAATCCATTGCATAAGTAGACGTACATAAATACGTAGGTGATAGTCTTTGCGCACATTATTGCAGCGTCTTTATCTCCCATCTTAGTGACAGCCGAAAAGAGGACTACAATAATCATCATATATAGCAAAAACTCCTGTAAAGCCGATATGAATTTAAAGATCGTAAATCTCTGAATGCCTCTAACCGACACACTAACACCGTCCGCACGCATACCGCAAATTATGTTAAAGACAAACATAAACACAAGTGCCGTTAAGAATCCGGACGTAGGTGTCAAAAATGCAAGAATAGGACTGCATGTGGATACCATCAGCAGCCTAATTTGTTCCTGTGACATTATTCTGATTGTTTAGTTAATGCAAAAATATAGTTCTGAAAATCTCCCAACAAAGCGGGTGTCTTTTCGTGTACAGGGAATTGATTAAGTTCAAAACGAGCCTGCGACATCGACAAAGTGCCCAACTTCACATATTGTTCCTGCATGGTAGGCGTGTTATCCGTTCCAGGAACTTGCACCATCTCCTTAACAGACACCTCAGCCGTACAGTGAGTAATCTGCTTTACCTGCTCCGGTTGCTGTACGATTGTGATCTGACCCTTAAACAGCCCGTTTGCCGTTTCAAAACTATAGTCCAAAATCTGTGTTTCTTTCGAGTACTTAACGCTCTCCAAATCAAAAATAGCTTCTTTTGTTGCCATAAAAATTGATATTTAATTGTGAATGAATAAATTATTTGCTACAAAGGTAAACGGTAAGAAGGATAAAACCAACTTACCGTCAATTAAAACACTAAACTACCTAACCATGCCACAAAAATAAATAATAACTCCGCCGTCACGCATGCCCTTATTTACATCGAATACTTTGTACGTAAACTGTCCTTCTGAGTATGGTTCTACTGTTGTACTTAACCAGCTTGAAGGGTCATACGCTGTCATCATAACAAAGTAGTCCCCATTAGAACCAGTAGTATTAACAGTATATCTCCCTGTTGAGTTTTTAGTTACTCTTGTTATGTGAAAGTCGGGGTTCCCCCATGTTTTACCAATTGCTCCGTTTGCCAAAATCGTACATGCGTAAAAAACACCGGGGGCTTTCCATGTTTGAGCACCCATAAAATCAACATCTTTACACTGTACCCAAAAATCTGACCCTGTTAAGAATATTTTTCCTTTGCCCGTAGTAGTCAACGCATAGCTACCAGAATTGTTCTCTACACGTACTCCACTACTATCAAAAGTAGCGGCATTGCCCGATAGAGTCATTTGTATACCTGCCGGAACTTCTTGTGCGGAAAATATACCGCTCGAGATAGTAAAACTACCTACTTTTGCGCCATCTGTAATATTAATATTCTTTCCAGTTAGGACACCTCCACTGATAGTCATTCCCGCAATCACCGCACCATCTGTCACAGTCAAGTTCCCCGTTGTGATTCGCTGTGCAGCAAAACCATTAGCAACAACCTCACCCGCCTCAATCACGTTGGCAGTCAAGCGACCGTTAGCGTTGATGGCTGCTGTCTGCTGTCCTGCGTTGTTTTGGAAAAGGACGTTATCAGACTTTAGGACGATTTTACGGGATGTGATGTTTATTCCGGTATTTACTAAACCGTTCTCGACAACTCCGATCCTCGCATTATCTGCCGTTAATGTTAACTCAGCCGCACTTAACCGCCTTCCTTGATCGTCTACCTTTGCAACCGTTGCTGAGAGACTTTCTTGTGTCTGTTTTATTTCAGAGTAGTAACCATACGTCCGCACTGGCTCTGTACCATCGGTGCGGACGGGGAAAGATGTATCGTACGAACCGTGATAATCTGTTTGATAAACGTTTATCACATTGGGGTCTGTTGTGTCGTGAACGGTTACATCATACTTAGACCCACCACGAATACCCATTACGCAAGTAGAGATTTCAGTTATTTGTCCCAAATCTACAACTATCTTTCCTGTACTCCACGCACGTGTATAATCAAATATATTTGTTACGGCAGGCAAAGAACCATATCCCGAACCCGACATTTCAAATGATAAGTTCATAGAAAAACCGCCTTCATGAGAACCGTATGAAGGTTTTCCGTATGCTGTATTTAAGGGACGGCTTATCACAATCTTAGTTTTGTAGTAAACAGGGAGATTTATAACCAAAGGAAAGAATTTGTTATTATCCCATCCGGTCAAATCTATTTGCTTAGTAACGTGTCTATTTGTAGTGCTATTAAGAACATTAATATCCCCAACCACAGACGTTATACTATTTTCTGTTTGTGTAACCCGTGAAGCGAGTCCGGTAACTTTGCCGTCAACCGCATTAACCTGTTCAACGGTTGATGTTATCTTACCTTCGACAATGTTTATTTGTGACGTTGTATATTCTTTTGAGAGATACACCGAGTCTGCCTCGTTTGGACTCCATGCAGTTGCCACTTCTCCAAACTCAACTTTGAAGTCTTTCACCCAAACATAAGCCCAAGAAACCTCTTCCAAATCTACGAAGTTATACGTAGAATGCGCTGCTTCCGTGTTTTTAGTCACATCAAACGTATACTTAAAATAACTCCATGTATTAGAGGAATTAGAACCAACTCTAACTCTACCTGAATCACAAATATTTATATAGAAACCTACATATGAACTTTGCGTTCCCTTTATCCATCCGGATACAGTGTACTTACCCGGAATAGCAGGTATGATATTTGGTATTCTCACTGCACCCCCTGCACCCTGTTTCCCGACTAAATAAAATCCGTGTATATCCGTTTTTCTTTCAATCGTGTCCATCGGGTATAACTGATTCAATGGTGAACTTGTGTAGCTAAACAAGTTATTCGCTCCAATGCCCAAGTTTTCTACCTTAGTCTTTACAGATAGTTCTATCTTTCCGTCAACGGCAAGTATTTGAGTATCCGTATATTTAATCGATTGGTATAACTGATCTTCTGGTGCAGGACTCCAAGAAACTGGAAAGTTTGTTTCATATACGCCTACTCTGACTGAAGTTCCATAACCACGTTCATTAGAACCAACTATTTTTGATATTGGTTTCTGTGAAATAAAATGATTGTATTTTATCTCATTTGGATATACTACACATATTTGGTCGTATGTACCATCAGTATATTTAACATAAAAAAATATACTTGCTTCATCTTCTGTATCAGTCCTAAATGCTTCATCTATAAATATATAATATTGTTTACTTGGGTCGTATGTAAGCCCAAACATATCTTTATTAGCTACATTGGTTTGTTGGTACAATTCTCCGGGGTTAATATAAAATCTACCATCATCTTCATAATTTCTTAAATACGTAAAACCTGCATCAGTAATACGTTTAAAAGAGCACAAGTTTCTAAGTCCTACACTCTTCTCGCTTGCAGATGGTATCCAACTGGTTACGCCTAAATTGCCATCAGTCAAAACGGCCCAATGTACCTTAGAACCGTATGTGCCATTGGGAAACTGAAAGAAATTCATACTCTCTCCCGGTTTATATCCCACCATTGTAATTTTAGTACTTTCTACAACTTTATCACCCTTAGTTTGTAGGTTAGCTACTTTATTCGTTCCTCCATTAGAGAATACGCCTATATTCGTATTACCACTTCCAAGCGTATAACATACGGTTAAAGTATACTCTTTCCCGTCTATAACTGGTACATCATAAAGGTAAGTCCCCACGTGATAGGTAGCATTTTCCAGCTCCTTATACGCTCCTTTCAATAGGTTAACATCAGCTATTTTCAAACTCCGTACAGCAAGCTCAATCTTACCAGGAATAGCTGTAATTTCCGTATCAAGATATTCCTTTAGCCTTTTATCCGCTTCATCTACATACGATTTAGCAGCGTTCGAAATAGCATTCAACGCTCCGTTACGTTTGTCGTAGTAAGACGTTTGACTCTGTGCCAACTCCGGACGAACGGCAATATCTTCCGGTGTCGCGGCCGAGTGATAACGTAGTTCGTTCAGATAGTTATTATACGCCTCTGTGTATTCAGTTACAATCACACCGTATTTGTCCGCATTCGCTTTAATTTGCAGATATTCCGCTTGAATGCGCTTCCCCTCGTCAATCAATGCAGGTTTCTCAGTCGGTGAGATAAAGCCATCATCAGCCCATTTGTTAAGCCTGTTTTTGGCTTCCTGTGCCGATTGTGCCGCATTCGCTGCGTCCTGTGCCGCTTGATCGGCTGCGTCCTTTGCAATCTTAATTTCGTCCTCTACACGCTTACCGTTGCGCAATACAAAGATACCCTTTAAGAAGGCATTAGTAGAGTAGAAACCAGTCCCTTTCACAGCCGCCTCACCTGTAAAATCGGGGTCTACAATGTTAGACAAATCGCCTAAACGTGTACGGTCAGTTCCGGTTAGACTCTTTGTTTTGACACCGTTCAGAATCTCAATGTACGGTTTACCGCTTTCCTGCGCTGTGATGTAGATTAATGCTTGCCGTTCTGCGTTCTTCGTGTTCCCCATCTGCACAACTTCATCGCCAACAGCCGGAACAACGTTGTTAAACTCAGACTTATCGCAAAGAACATAACCGTCTGCGGCTGTCTTAACCTCTACCCAGTAGAATTTGAGGTTGTTCTTACTCCACGACTGGCAGCGTATCAAGTCACCTTCTTGGAAGGTGGGAAATTCCTCTCCGAACGTGATTTTGTACTGAGTTCCGGTATCCTCAACGGCTGTAACCTTTCCGTTTGATTGGGATACGACAATGGCACCATTGACGCTGCGTATCTTTTGAATAAGCAGCTCAAAGATGTTCATAGTTTGGCGGACGGTTAGGTTATCGCATTCGATATTCCAGTTACCGTTTTCCAACCATATTTTGAAGCCCTCACCCAAGAAGCCGGGAACAAACGTTTCAGACGAAAGGAACTCGTAAATGATAGCTGAGAGATACTGCAACTGTCCTTCTTTCGTTATCTTTCCGGTATGATTGCCATTTTTTGACCCTGTATACACGTCACTGCGCAACATAGAGTCACCCCTTGCAGTTAAATCGGTTACATTAGCATTACCCATTCCGTCAATTGTTGCGGAAGTCTTGTTAACAGTTAAGAAGCCAGTTTCCACAGTTTTAAACGTAGCGTCTTTTCCCGTGACCTTGTTCAACGTTGCATCATTTCCCTGTATGTCCTTTAACTTAGTGTTCCCTTCCCTGTCTACGCTTGCAGGATACTCACCGCTTGTATTCGGTGTACCTATGTTCACACCGCCACGAAGGGACAAAAGGAACTCCGTTACATCTTCGTGATTCTTCGAGATGTAGCCCTCTAACACGCGGTAAAGGTTGAATTTGCGTGCCTCACCAGCACCCATATCTACTGCAATGGTGGTGTTTTCGTCAATCAAGTCAATAGGTGATAACTCACGGATAAGTTTACCTTTGATTGTCGGTTCTCCCTGTTTATATTCACGGTAATACAGCCCTACTACGTCCGGACTAAACAGAATTGGAGTGTCTATGTCAGCGAGTAGGGCATTATAAAAAGACTCTCTATCTCTCCGGTTGAAAGAAGGGAGTTTCTGAATGATCGTATCTGTCTCAAACTGGCATTCGATCGCAGCCAAATAGCCGTTATCCTGCCAATCGGGGCTGTACTCGAAGTTCAGAGCGTTGTAATACTCACCGTCATGGGAGAAACGGATATAGTCAGACAGACGCACTAAACGAAGCGCATCGCAAATATACTCCGGTGCGAGGAAGTTAAAACCGAACACTTTGTTGCAAGTCTGCAATTCGAGAAACTTATAGCCTGCACGCTTAGTTATTTCCTCCTCAAACTCGTATTTCGGTTTAAAGAAGGTAGTCGGGATATACATCTGAAATTTGAAATCATTATCCGTACCAGTTGTAACGAAGCCATTAGGATAAGCCAACTTTTCATCATTCCAATATTCCAATTTAACGAAGTTGGTATTAGTTTCAATGCCTTCCGTTACGCAAATAGGCGTGGATACGTATGTTTCACCTTCGGGTATAGCAAACTCGGCACGATATACACCCGGCTCCATTGATTTAGCATACACATTGCTCCCGGGTGATACGTATAAAACTGAGTTATGTTCGTCCATCGTATCAACTTTTATTTTGATACCCGTTCCGGATCTCACTCCGGTAGCTTCATCCACAAGAAACACCTCTACCGTAGTAGGGTCAAATGATGGCAGATTGGCAACTGTAAACTGAAACGGTGGCAATTCGGTTGTACTAAACGGCAAAGCGAACTCTCTCCCATAGGCGTACCATTTTTTATACGTAGCTTTCTGACTTTTATCTCTGAAAGCTAACGGACTAAAGTTGTTGAATGTATTCATGTTTATAAAAATTTGATTATTGGGCAAATATACAAAAATACCCCCTATTAAGAGGGGGTATATGTGAGTGAAACGGTTATTTCACGAGTTGTTAAGTCCTCAGTCATGGTTAGAGGCTTCCCATTTCCGACGTCCGTAGTCATTAGCTTGATCGGGTCCGGCGTTGTGTCATAGGTGAATGATAAGTCCTGCGTCATGCTTCGCCTCAGCCGTTGTACGGTCACCGTTTTATCTCCTTCGTGTTCAATGTTAGCGGCTGGCATATCGTACATGTAGTACTTCACGAGGTGTAGGAATGACATGTAACCGTTTTGAGGCGTAACGGTGTAGTTGTTACCCGATTTATCCGTCAACGGCACCGTAACAAACGGAAGTTCCCATTTGCCGGACTTTTGAACCGCACCAAGCAGCGCAAAACCATCTGAGGAAAAGTCACCCGGTGATAATAGCATATAGTCAACATCAGACGAAAAGTTAGCTACTCGAATATCCTCTTTCTTCCCTTCCTGCACATAGTTTGATTTAACGTCAATGGGGAATCCGGCAAAGGTATTAGTCGTATCGTCCATCCATGAAAACTCAAAGCGTGACGGCAGGTCTGTTTTATCATACTTAAGCGTGTTGGTCTTAAACGTGAATAGTTGCCCACTCTTTGCATACCTCAACTTAGTTAAGTCTATGCCGACCGTACCAGTACCAGTATAAGAGCCCCCAGACATGAAGTAAGATACATGCTCTATCCTCAGTTTATCACCGTCTATAAACCAATAGAGTTTCATAGTATCACGTAGCATTTTAAATATGTCTCTGAGTGTCGTTTCTGCCTTCTTGGCGGGCTGATCGTATTCGCCCTTTAGAATGTTACTCTTCGGTGTGATGAACACTCTGAAAGGCGCACTAGTTAACGGATTAGACGTACCGTATAAGAAGCGTGAATATTCCTCTGTGGCTTCGTGGTGCAACGTTGGGTCTACCTGTGTGAGTAGCGTCTTTATTGCGTCACTTATCGAAAAAGAATGTCTTAACACATACTTCTTTCTCGCACGTTCTTCAATGGCGTTATAGGATAGATCATACTCAAACCAAATAGACATGTTCCCCCACCTTGACCGACACACCGGATACAGCTTACCCGCTCCCACAACGGCAGGGAGAAAGTTATCTACAAAGTATTTGCCTTCATCGTTTACGCCATATTCCGTTGGGACTTCCTGTACCTTTGTAGACGTATAGAAATAGTTTCCCACAAGCGGTGCGGCATACAGGTAATTACTATTAGTCGAGTAAACATCTTCGGACGATAACCTCCCTGTTGGTTTACCGTCAAACTCCGGAAGGTCTAACAGCAACCGTTGAAATACCTTTTGAAGCAATACCGAGTTTCCACCGAAGGACTGAGGGAGTGTAGGTTCGTCTACTACCCTTTCAAACGTAATTTCAGAAACATCTATGTAGAAATAGCTCTTATCCTTCCATGTGATTTTTTGCGATCTGTACAGTATTACACCGTCCCTATTTTCAAGTGATAGATAACCGATATTAAGACCATCGCTATAATTCCATTTAATTGAGTAATTCCCGTCCAACTTCGTGTATATACCGTTCTTTCCGTAGTATTTGCCGTTAAACGATTGATATGGGACCGCCTTTACTTCAACCTCGTTATACGCAGCGAAGAAAGCAAAGTGATGTTTGTTAATCAACTCGTTATTGTCTGTAACTACGTTATACACATCAGTTTCATACTGAGTTCCTGCAAGGTAGTTAGATATTGTTCCTGCACCTGCAATGTACACCTGCACAAGCGGACGCTTATACACTCCTATCTGAGTTAAGGCAGGCGCTAGCTTAATTAAGTCATACTTATTCTCAATGTTCTTCATTATGCCGGAATAAGCGTCTTTAGGTGATAACTTAACCTTGCAACTCCGATTGTCGTTATCTATCTCGCAATCAGTCTTACTGAAATAGGCTTCATAAATGACAGTATATTGCACCTCCGTCTGTCCTTTGTCCTTTTGTTCGATAGTCATGTAGATAACATCCTCAATACTCTTATTCTTTATTAAAAGATAATCAGCACCGATAAAAGTCAAACTGCCTTCGATTGTTTCTCTGAAAAATTCCTGTTCGTTCTCTTTGCCGAACTTTCTCTTTAATTCGGTGTATAGGGGGTGCACTTCCACACCCCCGATTTTAAACCTCAAGTCCTTTACATTCATTTCGTCTTTATTATACGTTTAACATTTCCTTTCACCTCAATGATTGTACCGTCCGCACCAGTTATAAACTTGTGTCCGGCACTCTCCTTGATAGACTTTAAATCACGTTCGACATTAGACAAATCTACGTTGCCTCCCTGCATGATATTCGTGACTTCATCAGCACCGGAATAGGCGTTCAAGTACTTCTGTTCAAAAGTACCCTTATTCAGTGAATTAATCAAGTCCGGAACTAATCGCCTATAACGTTGTGAGGAACGTTTGTTAATTACTGCAAAATACTCACCCTTTTCTACCCGCCTGCGCTTGCCGTCCTTCGTTGTGCCTAAATCAACGTCATTGCCCGAAGCATGCGAGCCTCCGTAGTCAATCATTTCGACCGTACCGTTACCGTATTCCTCTGTCTGGTCTGAGGCTTTAGATAACTGAGAGGCTTTGATCTTAGCAAAAGCAAAAGAGCCCCACATAAGAGCGATTGCAGGGATAGCGGCTAAACCTAAGTCCTTCCACAAGTTAGCTGTAGCAGTTACCAAAGAGCTCGCCTGCATAAGTGTATCTATCCGTTCCTGTTGCTTCTGTGCCTTCTTTTTATCCCTAAGAGCCTTTTCTTGCTGCTTGCGTGCGAAATCAAGTTCTTTTTGTGCCGTGGCTACGTTGTTGGCGTATCCGTTTGCCCTCGCTTGTATCTCAGCGTCCAGTACCTTTTGACGTGCTGACACTTCCTTTTCGGCTGCCTGTACAGCTTTCTCAGCCGCTTCGACCCTTGCCTGTGCTACGCTCTTAAGATTCTCTATTGCGTACTCCGAAGCGTCTGCAATCGACTGCTTAAATTCCTCTGAACGCTCTTTGCCGGACTTACCACCTTTATCACCGAACGCGCCGCCAAACATTAGGTCAAACAGGTTGCCAAATACGCCTTGTTCAGAATCCCAACCGGACGTATTTTGTTTAATCGCATTGTCTATACCTTTGATGGTATCCTCAACCGTCTTAATCTCGTATCCTGTAATCTGAGAACCGTATAAGCGTGTTAGCTCTAATATCTGTTCCCATTTTTGACGCTCAGCATTTAACCGGAAAACTTCCTGCTCTTTTGCTGATCGTTGCACAATGTTAAATTCGGCTTCGCTTGCTTGTTGTTCTTGCTGCAAGCGGAACACAGACCGGGATATTATACGATTATTCTGATCATTCGTGAAGTCCTCCCGTAGCTTGATAGACGCCAATTGATACGCACGCTGCAATATCAAAAGACGTTCGTTCTTTACCGCTTCTGTGTCCGTTGACTGTTTAATGCGTAGTTCATCTTGTTTCCGTTCGTTTTCAAGCAAGTAAGTTTGCAATAGCAATTCTTCACCGGTACCGGCACGCACAGCCCTCAGACGTTCGTTCATAAAGTCATGCGCTTTCTGCAAATCCTCTAAATCCCATCTTTCACGCAACTTTTCCAAATCCCTACGCAGTTTTGCCTCTATGTTATAAACGGTATCCGCATATTGTTGCGTAGCTCTTTGCTTTTCCGTTGTGTCCTTTTGAAGTTTAGAGAGTTCCGCCCTCGCTGCCTCTCTTATCTCGGCTTCTTCTTTCTTTCGGGCGTCTGTAATCAGAGCTACTCTGCTTTCCTCGTAGGCTTTTAGTAGATCGAACTCCTTTTTCTTGCTGTCCTTAGTAGTATCCTTTCCGGTCACCGAATCAACATTGACAAACTTAGTGAGATTTCCCATTGACTTTGTTAAAATATCCTGTTTTTTAGCAAGAGTTTCCGCTTCTTCCCCATACGATTTAATGTTTGATTTAAGCTTATTAACATTGGCTACTATTCCGATTGAACGTGCTTCGAATGCTTCATATCCTAAATCAAGCGTTTTTTGTGCGTCAACCTCCGCTTTGTCAAGTTCTTGTTGTGCTTGTACTTGTTTCGTCAACAAACCTATCCTCTTTTGATCTGTCTCTATAAACTCTTTTTGCAGTTCTGTGATCTTATCAAGTGCCGCACGTGCTTTTGCATTCTCTGTAATAGCCTTAGTTGCTTCTTTATACGCTTTAGACGCTTTGCCTAACTTGATTTCTTCATCGCTTAGGTTTTTAAAGTATTCGGGGTACTCTTTCTTCAATGCCTTAACCGCTTTCGTTCTTTCGGTTGTAGATTTAGCATTGTTTGTAGCTGTTTTGTACAGCAAGTTGAGTTTTAAAGTCTCTTTCGCTGTCTCTAAGCGTGCATTTTGCATAGCGTCTGCCATGTGTTTAAGGCTGTTTGTCAGGTCCTCCACCCTTTTCTTTCCGGTGAATAAGCTTCCTATCCAGTTTATTATCTCCTTACCCCACATAGAAAATGCAGTAAGCACAAGTACGATAAATGTGTTAAGCGAAAACATCGACTTAATAAGTTTCCCGGTTATACTTACTTGCGCATCACCTGATTTTACAGCTGCTTCATTTTCAGCCCTCAGTTTTTGTATCTCGTCTATAACCATCGGAATGTTATTGGAGATAGCAAGGAAGAAGGTATTTGCACTGATCGCCAATGAAGGCAACTCACGTGCAACCTGTGATACGGAGAATCCCAAACCATCGAATGCCTGTTTGTAGTTACCCACGCTGAGAGTGTGTTTTCCGGTGCTCTTTTGGTACTTATCCATCGCCGCGTATATCTCAGCCGTTTGTTTAACAAGTCGCTTGCCTGCTTCCGTATTCTCTAAATACGACTGCGAAAGATTGTTCATCTTAATCTTATTTAGCTCGTATTGTGCGGACAGGGCATTGTAGCTACCCGCCATTGAGTTATTAAGTTTAGCTACTAACTTATTGAGGCGTGTTTGGTCCGTCTGTTGCTGCTTTAATACGGCTATCTCCTTAGAGGTGTCCGTCATAGCCAACTTTAAATCTTCTTCAGCACGTGCCAGCGAGCGTACCTGTTTTTCGTAGGCATCTATCTTTTTGCGTCCTTCCTCAGTCGCACCGCCTCCCTCACTGAGTGGCTTTTGCAGACCTTTCGCACCTTCTTCGATACGCTTTAACATCGTTTCATACAGCTTTTGCAGTTGCTCCAATTGCTTAACCGCTTCCGATATGCTATTATCCGGCTGTATCAGATCGCTGTATTTTATTCCTTTAACATCGTTTGCCATATAATTTACTTTTTAGCTTTTTTACTTTGTCTTTTAATCATCTCGAATGCTGAGTAGAAATCAAATACAGTCATGTCCTTTGCGTTTATGTGCATTTCCTTTGTGATAAGTAAACACATCTCCGTAAACTCCTTATCTGACTGTATCTCTACCGATTTCTCACCTTGAAAGCAGCGAGGCGGATAGAACACGGTTAACTGATCTGTCAACGACTGTATTTCATCTTTCCGGTCCGTCCCGTTCGCTGTTTGATCTAACATTGCGGTTAGTAGCTGCAATTTCAGATCGTAGTACTCCTTAATCTGAGGGCTGTCACCCATTGTCGGGAAGTACATCGACATCTCACCCTCTATTTTTTTTTTGACCGCCTCGTTTGCTTCTGATAGCTCCGAAACGGTTACATCTGATAGAATGGTGTGTATTTCATGCAATTGCTCGTCCGTGATATGAACAGGGTACTCTTTCCCGTCCAACGACTTGACGAACGCACCAAAAGCAATCATGCCCGGGTGAATGCCATTTGTCGCCATGTGAAACGACTGTCTGAGATTGAGTAGCTCTGTATACGTATGCTCCGGATTAGATCGGCAATACAGAATAGCTCTTTGCAGGTGGGTATCCAATTCCTCAATAGTAGACCCTACTCCGGAATCTACCAACATCAACCGATTGAACTTTTGATACCTCGCAATAGGCAGCGAGTCTATCCCTTCATACAACTCCACTTCATGCCGTCCTACTTTCATTCCTCACCTCCTTTCTTAAATAGAATTGACGTCGCATCAGAGTCGAGGCAATAGATACGCCCGTTTGCTTCTTTAATCAGAAAATCACCTTTATAACATTTCATAATTCTTTCGCCCAATTCGTATACTCCCATGTTTTCAGACTCTGAAAGCATATCAACTTTATCTGTAAGACTTCGCAAAGACTCTATGCCATCATACGGGATAATCTCAACCGTGGCAAACGGTGGTAATACGCTATTATACTTCATACTGACTAAATTAAGATTCTACAAACTGGTGAAGCAAATAAAGGTGTCACCAAAAACACAGGTTCACCGAATGAAACGGCAAACAACACAGATATGACAGACGAAGCCCAAAAAGACAGGCAGAAATTGCACCCTGCCAACTGATACATGAAACTACGATTATATGCAGGGAATATCTTTTTCACCCACATATCACCGAACACCTGTAACCTTTCGATTACTCCCCACTTTCGCAATAAACCAACGACAAAAGCCGCCATAAACGCCACAAGAAGCGCACAATTTAATAGTAAATTTACTTTTTCCATATTCTAACATATTAGTTTTGTACAAATGTATGAATAAATAGCGAAAAACAAAACACATTGATAATTAAAAGGTTAGTCTGAATCGCTCCGAGGAATGATAAAAAGCAAATGTATATAAACAAGAAAAGGAGGCGTTAACCTCCTATTCCTTACTTAATCATTAATAGCTATCTTGCTTTGGGTGTACATCGTAATTATGTCCTTATGCACCATAAAAAACCTGTCTCCATTGGAATCTGATTCTATATAAATAAACTCGCAATTGGTTTTCGTCATAATTCTATCACTTAAATGTGGATCATACTCAACCGTTAGATACCCTTTCTGAATAGCCCATTGCCTAAAATCGTAATAATCATCAAGCAAAAACCGTTTTGCGTTCACGTAATCACTTGTCGGATCATCAATACTTTTTATAATATCCGAAATTTCATTCTGAATATCTCTCAAACGTTTTATATTTAAAATATTCATGGTTAGCTATTTTCTGTATGGTTTTTATACAAAGCAATCAATGCAGGGTGACATAAACACCCCTTACCCTGCACAAACCTCACCCATTCGTGGATAGACACCCTTTCACACTGAACATAAGAACGGTTGCCATTAACATTAATGTTTTGCATTTCCGTTCTGATGAAACCACAACTTTCCATATACTCCAAAAATGCGCTCGTTTCTCCTTCCAACAAGTCGTACACATCAACAAAGTCACAAGACATCAGCATAGACACTATTTCCTTGCCATTTGCGGAACTTTCTTTCTTGACACGCATAATTGTGTCGTTGATTTGAGAACGTAGCTCTGAGAGCAGCAAAATAACTTCTTCTTTCATAAGTCAACACTTTTAAATTAAAACTTTAATTTTTAAACCTTCCCTTTAGGTTTAAGTTAATTCCACAAAATAAACATCATCTTTGCTTTCCCTGTCTGATTTTGAGCAATTCACTAAGCAACACACATCGCTGTTAAATACACAGTTTCTGCATGCCTCCCAATTTCCTATTTTTCTCACTTTTTTAGCTATTACTTTATGCTGTACGTCTAAACAATCTACAAATATGAATGTTTTCCCCGCTTTTATTTTACCCGTTTCTTCAATGGTATCAAAATCTATCTTTTTCATATTGTTTTCTTCTTCCCTGAATTAGTCTTTTCTAGGAGTTCTACATATACTACATCATCTCTTTCCTTACCTCTTTCCAATGAGGAGCACATAACATGGTCGCAATTTAACGGAGCTTCTGCATCAGCGAAGAAGCACCCTTTACACGAACTATTTTTATATGATGTAACACACTTCAATAGGTGATACTCACCGTATTTATCTATCAACTCCATTGTTTCGCCGACCTCTAAATTTAATGGCAGGCATGATAAATCTAATCTTTTCATAACTTTACTTGTTTATAGGTTTGACACTTTCCCGTAGCCATATCGACACATCGCATAAGCGGGCATATCTTTTTAAACTCCTTTTGTCTGAATAGGCATTCCCTGCATGATATTACATTGTTGCCTTCCATTGCTTGCACTCTCATCGTTTCCCCTGTCACTGGGTGATCTATTATGAAAGTATCATATAGTTCTACGCTTTTAAATTTTCCCATCTGATACCCTCCTAAATGTATATTGTACACCTTCAAAGCACGTCACTCTCCAACACAATGCACCGAGTTCACCACGACGAAAAACACAATTCGTACATGGATCATTGTCTTTTGACACTAATGTTTTCACTCTCCGGTCTACACAATTGTATGGTACTTCAAAAAATATTTCCCCTTCTTCCGGAAAAAACAGACTTTTGTTTGATATAGATAGTCTACGCATTTTCAACCTCCCTTCTTTTTCTTGATGTACATTTAAGTATAATTTCATTTCCATCTCTTCTAAAACGCCCGGAACATCGTATATATTCACACTTTTGTAAGCGATCAAATAAACACCCCCTCACATGAAAAGTCTTTGATTTTCTCTGCAATACACGAGTAAGTATATTCATTTGTTTCAACGGTTACCTCTTCCCTTATTTCAGGTTCAATTTTCAACGTTCTCAATTCTACTACTTTCATAATGTTTTATTTTTAAGTCCGGCTTTAACACCGGACAGTTTATATTAAATTGATTTTATAGCTTTTCACTGATTATCTTAATCAACTCCCCATATCGTTTTGAGGCTCTACCTAACTTTCCTTTTAGCTTTTCTACTTTTTCGGTTAGTCGTTTATTTTCCTCTATATACCTTGTAATAGTGTTCGCTTGATTCTGAACGCATTTGTTTAAGTATTCGTAATCCTCTGCGAGTCTATCATAATTATCTGATAAGTTATCCCTATTCTTTTCGATCTCTTTAATTTCATTGCATACATTATCATAACTCTTTTTAAGTCTGTCATAATTATCTGATAGTTTTTCTCTACTATTTTTTATCTCGTTCGCTCCCTTGTGTATACAAAAATAGCTCTTTTCAAGATCGCTAAAACGTTTTGAGAGTGTATCGTTTTCCTCTTTTAATAGCTCGCATTGTTCCGCAAATAACTTTCCGTTCGCTCTTTCTGCTTTCAACTGGCCTACAACATCCCTCACAGAGCTACACTTAACCTCTTTCAACATTTCGGAAATTTTATCAATTATAGACTTATGATGTATTTCCGTATCATTTATTTCTTTCTCTATCTTCATCCTCTTTGCTTTTTCGTCCTGCCACGCATGAAGAAAATAGTTACTTCTTTCCTGTTCTTGCTTGTATCTATTGCATACATGCAAATAGTCCTCTTTGATCTTTTCCAGTTCCGGAGATACCTTCACTTGTTTTCTTTCAGTTCCGGTTATATCGCATACCAGTTTGTGAAAATCGTCACTCTCTGTCAGATACTCTAAAAGGGCTACCTTCGTTTGGTCTGTCAAACCTATCTTTGTAGGCATGGATAATTTACCTACGAATACACCGCCCGAATACGTTGTTTCATACATTCCTGTGCTACTTACTTTCTTTTCCATGTTCTTACAATTTTACGTTATTAATTAATTTTAAAAATTGATCTCTACCTTTTGCAGTTACCAGTGTTTGAGTCCCTGCATTTTCACATTTAGCCCATTCTTTCAACTGCAAATAGTTTCCAACATACTTGGCGACTGGCTTTAACTTTCCTTTCTGATCTCGGTATATGTACTTCTTATCAATCAGAAGAAAGATAAGTGCTTTTTCAGATACCCCTAACAATTTTGCAGTATCTCTGAAATTTGTTAGTCCATTACGGTCTATCACTTCATCGAAGTATTCGACTTTGGGCTTCATGCTTGTAATCTGCTTTTGCTGATTCTCTATTTCTTCCGCTTGTTTAGCTGCTAACATTAAAGCCTCTGAATAAGTTTTAGGTATATAAAGTTGTGACTTCTTTTCACATTCGATAAAATAGTCCCTAATTTTATTTCCTATCTCTGTTTTAGACATCATTGCTATTTTTTTAGCCATAACTATTGTTATTGCATAATCTTTTGTTGGGTTAACGTTCTGATTAATAGGCTCGTCATTTGTGACGAGTGGGGCCCAATCTTCACCTTCAATAGAATAAGGATTTTCAATTATATTAGACTTTACCCACCTTGAATAGTTACTACTATCGTAACCAAGCGATAAGTACAATTCACGTGCTGAAACAACTTGTTTCCCTTTGTTTTCTCTAATAGAAATTAATTCGTTCATTTTATTTTTATTTTAAATGTGGGGTATTACCCCCACTTGTTAATATTTTAATTTAAGCGTTTATACCGATAGCATTCTTTATAAAGTCACATGCTTCGTTATATGAAAAGTCTAATTTTCTTTGAACTAATTCTATCATACTATCTACCTGCTCTTTAGTATCCATGTTGCCCTTAACAAATTCAATCATAATAAATTTTTCAACTGTTCTCTGAATAAATAAATCTTTTTTCATAATTGTTGTTTTTTAATTGTTACTACTTTGTTTCCTTTTGACATTGCAAATATAAGCATAACTTTTAAAATGCAAAGCAAAACTTTAATATTTAACATGAATTTAACTATCTTGCATTCGATATTTGATTTGCAAGTTCTTCACCGAAGTATTTAACTGCTTTTTGATAGTTGCTAACGTGTCCTTTTTCTATTTGGGGGTAAGTACGCATAACCTTACCGATAACCTGCATAACTTCTTTTTCAGATACGTTCTTTCTTCTTGCCCATGATGCGGTAGCCTCCAAAAGTATTCTTGTCATAAACCAAGATAAGGTATAAAAATTATCTTGCTTAACATTTTCATTAAAAAAGCTAATAACTAAATTTCTGTTATCTGCTAATACTGATTTTACTTCTGTTGCTGTCATATCTTTCATTTTTTATTGTTACTACTATATCTCTTTCGACACAACAAAGATAGTGTTTATATTTGAAACATAAAGTAAAACTTTAATCTTTAACACATATTTAACACAAAAGGGGATATATACATATAAGTATACTCCCCTTGTCATATTATGGATAACACGCCTCTGGTGCAATTATATCACACACAAAACGTAGGCAGGCATAAGGATAGACGTAGAATTGATTGTCAGTCTTATCAATGCTAAAACCATCATACACGTTCTTTGCATCATTGAATATTCGCTTTACTTGCAAGCTTCCATATGGCAAGTAAAGTTCATGCGTTAACGCTCGTAATATGCGAGATTTCACAAACTCAACATTGTGGCCCTCAGCCCCAGCAATTGTACGGGTGTCGAACCAAAAGATTATACTTACCTCTCCTTTCAGATCACCGAAACCAAAGTCCCCATTTCCCTCGTAGTCCTGCGAGTCATGGATATAAAAAAAACAGGTGTTACCGTACTTGTCATTCGGATCCAACCTCAAATAGTCTTTATCCTTGTAATAAACGGAAGGAGTGATGAACTTTCCTTTCTCCGTTCTCTCCACCAACTTATATGCGCTCCCAAACGCATAATTTAGCCATTGTAGCGACTTTGTTAGACTAACCTGAACACTTCCTATTACTTTATCGAAAAGTACAGCATTCGTCTTTAAAATAGCTCTATCTTTCATTTAGTATCTCCTTTACTTTTTTTGCTGCTTCATCTTTCACATAATCGTTTATAAATTCGGCAAGCGATTCATTAGTTAAACCAAATATCTCAGCACCGTATTTTTTAATCAACCAGTCCGTTTTTTCGTCTGAGGCTTTAATGTAAAATCTATCCTCAGCCGTTTCAACGTAAAAAGAGTCGTAAAACTCCCCTGTGTCCTTTAAAGTCACCCGGTCATACGGTTGCCGCTTCTCTATCTTAACCTTGATAGTGAAGGGGCTATAAGGTCTATACTCGTCTATTCTGACCCCCAACCTGTTTACCCCTTTGGCGAATAGCTGGTCTTGTGCGTTCATGTCGATAAGAATGTTATCGTTGTTCCTCACAATTTCCTTTGCTATTCGTCCTGAGTCTAAAGCCTCTTTCACTTTCTTAACTCTATCTAATAAGTTTGTTATCATGTCGATTTAAATCTGATACCACCATTCCGGCAAGTCAAGCATATTCTATCCATACCTTTAGTATCTACGCTTAACGCTTTCATTGCTTGATTTAACTGGTGCCCGATACCCTGCGCACGTCCTTGCGACACACCGTCAACCTCGTATAAGATTGATTCTCTATCAATGTTCAACTGATTAGCATTCTGTCGGACGTTCGGATTCAAGGCAAGTTCACGAAGGATATAAGCAGCCATCTGCAAAGAAATAGCGTTCGCAAACACAAGTCTTTCGCTTACAATGAAGTCGGTGATGTCACAAGCTACCGTAAACTGAACGTTAATACCGTAGCATGTTGCAGGTGTATAGACGCTTGATTGAATGTTAAACAGATTCTCACCCTGTTTTGAGTCATTCCTGAACGGTGATATTTGAATGTACTTTGTTAGCTCTCTCCACGCCTGTACGCTGCCAACGTTGCAAGTTCCGCACGGCTCCGCGCTAAAGTCTTTTGCCATGTTGATTGCAAATACATCATACGGCAATTGTTCTTGATCGTAGCACAGATACCATGTGCCACCCGGTGACGTTGCCTCAGAAATATAAGGTAAAAATGTGTCAGGTACATCAAACCATTGATACGCACCCCTTGCAGTATAATTCAAGTCAAACGTGTGTATGGGCTGAGGCTGTGAGCTGTGAAAAAGATACATCTTAACTTTCACTGGCTTCGTAAACTGCAAACCTATCCTTTCTATCTTTGTAGTCACACCCATCGCACGGACTGGCAAAATTTCATAGCCTACCATGCTCTTTGTAGGGTCAATTTGATTTGTATAGTATCCCGAACCATCAAACAGCGGCCTACGCTCTAACAGCATCTTTGTTTCCCCCGCTATCGTCTTTCCCGTGATAAATTTAGTGATAGTAGCCGTTATTGCTTTTTCGTTTAACTCTCTGAGGTAATCAGATAAAGGGTTATATCTCTTCCAATTTTGACTACCCTCTGAGGGCTGCTCTCCGGTTGTTTCGTTTGTGGCTATCCATACAGATGGTTTAGACAATAGAGGATCACTATTAAACCTCACCTTGTCACCGACCACATAAGTCTTTATATCGCTGTATTCCGGGTACTTCTTATAGTAGTCTAACGGCATTATAGATGATATGTTTTCAAGCGTCACAAGCGGGTGAACGTCCTGATAGGAAATACCGCTTTCGGAGGTTGTTAGTTCGGTGTCTATCTGATTGTCTAAATCGTATGACTGCCTCCAACCTACTACGTTTTTCAAGCTGTCTTTTATATCTTTGATTCTGTACATGTTATACTGAATTAAAAAAGGGAAGGGATTTTGTTTCCCCTCCCTTTTAATTAAACATCTATTTTAATCTCTCGTTACCCTGCTGCTCCTGATGACTTCACGTTAAGTACACCGTTTTCCGCTGAAGCTGTCTCACCTTTCACTTGAGCGATATTTACATCAAGCGCACCACCCGCACCTGGGACTCCTACTTGCGCAGCGTTCGTGATGTAAACAGGTGTACCGCCAAATTGAGAACCGTCTTTCTTAATTTCAACCTTCATAACCGGGTTAGAAACAGTTTCCGGTGCTGAGTTGTAAGCTACAACGAAAGCAATATCAACGGAGAAACCGTAGTGCTCTTTGATGTTACATTTCATATCAGCAGTTGCTGCGCCTGCGATAGCGGACTGATCACCTACCGACTCGTAGTAATGCGTTCCAACCTGGAAACCTGCAAACGGGAAGTTGATAACGTCCCATTCGTGACCTGCCTTAGAGGTTGCACGCCTTAGGGCTTCACGGTCAACACGGGTCAACATACCAACGTTACCGCTTTCAATTGCGTAGAACTGAGCGAAGTTTTCACTTTCCAAAACCATGTTATTTGTAAAGTGGAAAATCTTATTTGCATATTCCAGTTGCTTGTTAACATCGTTGTAGATTCCGTGTTGTTCCAACTTCCGAACAATAGCGTCTACACCTGTATCACCTACGATATGAAGTTGACCGGAATAGTCCATAGAGCGGAACATCGGGTGCAAGTCACCTAAAATATCGTTACGCTGCATGTAGTTAACCTGTACATCGTTTGCTGTCTGCGTGTAGTAAAGTAGGTTGCCGAACTTCTGCGTTTTAGCTGCTTCCAGTGCTGCGATAGCGTCCTTGTCAACTTGATCCAAGAATTTACGAGAAAATTTAAGCATTTTCTTTTCAAAATCCTTCTGATAGTCGATTTCGTTGTTGTTAAACATAGTCGGAACCATCGTAAAACCGAAGGCATATGTTTTCCATACAACCGCCATCAATTTAGATGTGTTCTCAGCGTCCGCAATGACGCATGTGCGTTCGTTTGCAACTGTGACAGTACCGTCATAATCAATAACCGGAATTTTGATGTCTGTACCCATAGACGAGAAAGCACGTCTTTTAGTTTCATCCGTCAACATCGAATCCGGTGCATTCGTCTGAGAAAGGAAAAAGTCAAGCGCACCCCACTCGGTGAGGCGGCTCATGTTTTTGTCTACCTGCGGATTTCTCAACCGCATTTCCTGTGTACGTGTAGCAATTAAGCTCATAATAATCTGTTTTTAAAGTTTATAAATATGGGTATCCCCTTTGTTTTTACTGTAACGGCAGGTTTTGAATATCATTCTCTTGCCAAATGGTGTTAAGTTCTGTTTGATACTCTTCCGAACCAACTGTCAGACCTTTTCCGGCAAGGTATTTATGCGCAACTTCCTGTGCTTCTACCTTTGTCTTACAGCCTGTCAAATCAATTGCCGTTAGCGTTCCTTTTCCGCCTCCTTTGCCTCCTGCACCTCCAACGGTTCTTCCTTCGTCAAGAACACCGAACGGTTTCAGTTTCTCAGTCAGCAGTTCAGATACAGAGTAAGGATTAAGACCGTTTGCCGGATTGTTGTAAGGTACACCGTCTTTCATAAACACAATGCTCTCTTTACCGTCTTTCTCGACAATTGTAGGAGTAAACTCAGTTTTCAGATCGTTAACTGCTTGCTGTTTGATAATATTCAACATAGCGTCATTAACTCCCTTTCCAAACTTCATGCTGCCTAAAGCCTGTGTAATATGGGAAGTAATCTTATAATCGGATAGTTTGTTTGAGAACTCTTTTTCTTTCTCTGTAAGCTGATTTGTTAGTTCCGAATACTTCGTCTTAGTATCGTTTAACTCAGCCTGCAAAGCGGCTATTTTCTCGTTATCCTTATCACCTATCTTCTTTGCTTTTTCGGCCTCAAGTTCTGTTTTAAGGTCTGCAATAGTCTTTTCAAACTTAGCAGAATCAACAGACGAAAGTTTGTTCTTCCCAAACTCGACAGCCTTTTCAAATGTAAGGTCTGTAACATCGTCAATACCGAACGCTTGACTCAGTGATAAAGTTGCTTTTGCACGTTCCTCTTTGACTTTCGTCTGAATAACCTGTGTTTCGTCATTCTGAGAAAGAGCAGCAATAGCATTTAACTGTTCATCTGATAGCTCAGAAAGAGCCTTGTTTTGTTTTAGAATATCCACCGTTAACATTACTTGTCTCCTTTCTTTTCTTCTTTTTTCAACTCAGCAAGAACCTTCTTTCTTTCTTCCTGCCTGATTTGCTCTCTCAGTTCCTCTAAAGACTTTTCCTGCTTTGCTTTTTTAACCTGCTCTAAATATTTCTGCATGTCTTTTATATACTTTCGAGGATCGTGCACAATTCTGACGTCGTAACCTCCACGACTCAAATACGGGTAAACCGTCATTTCAAAAGTTAAAGGTCTGTATTTCTGCAAGACTGGCGAAAATACCCTCGCACCAGTGTTAGGGTCAAACTGCAACCTTTCTTGAATCACGTGATAGTGACCTTTTTCATTATCCGGACACAGATAGTTTTCTGCTGTCACCTTGTCAAGCGGGTGCTCCGGGTACAATGGTCTGTTCATTTGCATAACGTTTTAATGTTTCTAAAATTTTGTTTATCTTATTAGAGTAATCAATATTAGAGCCAAACTCTATAATATTCATGTTCTCTCTTTCAAATCTACGCACAAATGTAGGCAAGTTTAGTTTTATCCGCAAATCTTCCTCACTTATAACGTTTTCTTTATACAAGTTAATTGCTTCTTCCCTCGTTAAGTGAGAATAAGGCTCAATCTCTTTCAAGATTAATAACCTTTGCATTTGTATTGGGTCATGCCTATACTCTGTTTCGATTATCTGTGTACGCATAGCGTCTAACTCGCTTTCGCTTGCTCCCGACTCTTTGAGTACTTTGTATCTCTCTGCAAGTTGTTCCGGTGTATAGATATAGAACTCAGTGCCGTAGTTTATCGAACATGAAACGAAAGTATTCCCATATCTCAGTCGGCAAACAGTTGCGTCTACAAAGCATTGTGCTTCCTCAAAGCCTCGTTTGATCCGGTTTAGAATTGTCGTTTGACTCTCAAATGAAGCCTGTACTTGCTTCTCGTTTACGGCTGTTTCCTTCTGAACTTCGCCGCCTACGCCAGTAACCGAGGTGATAATGTTCTTCTTTAAACGTTCTTCCTCAGATACATTGTATTGCAAAGCAGACACATCGGCTGTTAGCATTTTGATAGGGTCTGACAAGTCCGGTTGCTGCTCGCTTGGTACTGGTATTTCAACATATGATCCCGCACCGCTGAGGCGTTTTGAAGAACATACAGGACATTTCATCGGTTGACCGTCCATGTCTGCAATATATTCGCCCTTATCACCGATTAAGAAACCGTGTCCGTTACACCTCTCTTTGCCTCCGTTTGCAATATAATCGCAATCTTGTTCATATCCGGAATAGATCGGATAAGCACCGTACAAATCAAGGTGTTTCTTTGCCGTTGATTGATACAAATACCAGTCAAGCGAATCAAGCACTTTAGTGAGCGGGCTTTTCTTTATATCCGGTTCTTGCAATGATATAGAGTCAGACCAAAAGAACCTTGACGGACAATAACCTAAATCGTGCGTACTTTCAACCTCCAATGTGAGTGAATTGTTCTTTTCGATTTTAAAACGCCTGTAAAAAACATCATCAATCTGAATCAGCTTTTCATCTTGAGTCTTGAACATTATCCACGACATCAGATTATTATCCTCCTTGGTAGTTTCATAACTTACCACTGAAGCAATATCAATGAAGTAAAAATAGGGTTCTGGCTTATCTCCCTGCTGTACTTCTGGTAAATCAATCACAAGGACTGAGTTAATTCTATCTTTGAAATTATCCCAACCATCAGTAGCCCAAACATGCGGTTCTTTCAGTACTTCTTGTCTGTAATACTCCCAGTCATCCCGATCTTCCGAGTCCGTGAACTGATAGTTAAAAGCAGGATTCCGACCGTCAAACACACGACTCAATTTATCAAATATCTCGCTCGTAACCTCGTTTGTCTTTACCGGGAAATGGAACATAGAGTTAAATATCTCGTATTTGTCCGGTGCTATCCACATCTTCACCCGGTTAAGAAAGTCTAAAGCAGGCTTTGTACGTACATCGTCAACCTTTACCCTTGCGTGGAATGCTATTCGTTCCTCCTGCTCCCTCGCTTTCTGTATCCACTTCCGATTTATCGGTTTTCTGAATATCTCCCGTATTTCTTCGACTGATTTTCCCATCCTGTTTTAAATAATAGCCTTCACCCTCTGTTATTTCCCACCCTCCTTTGGGAAACATTAACAAAAGACGTTCGGCATGTTCAACTTCAAATAAACGAGTTTCCCCCAACTCTTTACAAGTGAGGGAAACCATTGTTTTCTTAGCGTTCATGTTAACCACTTAACCCTCAGAAGAAGGGACTAACTGAGTGAGGGGGTTAAAATCCGGTTTGAAAATCTCCAAGTTATCCGACCAGTTAGGTTTGAAACTCCACGAGATTACATTCGCATCCGGTGCTTCCAAACCTCCGATAGTGCGATCACCTACAAACAGCGATTCAACGGGGATTGGCTTATAGTTTTCACCTTCTTTAATAGCAGCGATCTGACCGTTGCCGTTAATCAAATATACTCCCAGTCCTCCGGTAACTTCGCACATAAATTGCTTCAAAACCTTGATAACTGTCTGTGGAGTTTTCAAGAATTTACCAGTAAACGGAGTACTATTAGACCCCAAAATCTCAACTACGCCACCGGGTGTTGCGTTTCCACCTCCATACGTCAAAGCCTCGCCCGCTTCAACAGTCGGCTCAGCAATGTACGGTGAAACCACCATTTTAGTAGCGTCTTTAGCAGCGAGTAAAGCCGTCCAAGTACCCAATGTTTTAGCAGTTGCAACGGTTATTGAATTTTCAGCCGTTTTACCCATCAATCTCTGAAATACTACTTTCTGAATCTGACCGAAGTTCTCCGGACATGTTACAACCGGGATATCCGGCAAAGCCTCTCCAAGCGGACAATTACAATACAACATATTTTCTTAATTTTTAGTTAAACAATTAATTAACAATGCAAATGTACCTATATTCTTTTGAAACATAGATACAATTTGCTTTCTATTAGTTTATACGCTTAATACCTCTCCGTTTAGGCTCGATAGCGGGCATAACTTCTTTCTCTACAATTCCAGTCAATGTATCCGGTGCATCATCATGTGCGTTCGCTTTAAAGTCCCTCAGATAGCCTGTAACGTCCTCGTAGAAACGTGGAAATTTAGACTCCCATCCGAACGGCATGACGATAGATTGAGTAACATTCGCAGCGTGTGTTAAAATTCTCGCCTCTTTGTTATTGTGCTGAGAGAACCATCGTATCGAGGTTTTAGTTTTAGGCGATATATTAACAGCAAATGAACGTCCTCCGTTATTACTTTCAATGTTAGCATACTCAGTTTCGTTTCTGTTTAACATCTCCGGCACTGTCACCTGTGTAACCTCTATCGGGTCAGTGGTATATATTATATCCGTGACAAGGCAGAATATTAAATACTTGTATGTCTTTTCCTTTTCGCTCCAAACTGGCTGTTTTGAACGGTATTTATCATAGCATATACTGCAAAGGTTATCCGTCCCTGTATCTGCACAATCGGTATAGTTACCACGACCGAGAAATACACCGAAATCTGACTTATCAGACCACGTTTTAAACTTTCCGTATAGCTGTCCCTCTGCGCTTCCCGGATTCCCTTGATTCAAGCACTCAAATTCCACCTTGTCAAGTTCACGCTCAGCAAGAAGTTTCTTTGCGCTATGTTTCTCTTCCCACAACGCCTCACCTTCATGCCGTGGGTCTATTTCTGTCGGCTCACCAACCTTCAATGCAGGAAAGTTTATCTTTACCCATGCGCCATCCGGTATATTATCAAGGTCAGACCATTTTGTTACCGTGATAACTTTCTCTTTCTTTTCTATACGACCTATTAAGTCGTCTTTATTCCATCGTGTAAATACGATCAATTCTTGACCGTTGTTATCAAGGCGCTTTCTGATAACCGTAGTGTACCATTTCCATGCAGCTTCCCGAATAATAGGTGAGTTGGCTTCGAGGTGATCCTTATAAACATCATCGAGGATAGCAACGTTAACGGACCTACCAGTTAAACCACCCGAACGACCGACAGCCGTAACCGATCCTTTTCGACCTACAACCTCAGTCATTTTACTGTTACGGGTGTACGCTTCGTAACGTGATGTTTTCTCTGCCCCCATAATACGAGTACCGGGGAACAAGCTAATGTACTCCGGTGTATCTAAAATGCGCTGTATGTCCTTATTGAAGCCCTCAGCAAGCGTTGCAGCATAAGAACCTATTGCTATCTTGGCGTCCGGACGTAAACCAAGTATAAAGGCAGGTAGTTTGCGGCTACTACCTTCACTCTTACCATGCTGAGGCGGACAGGAAACTATTAACCTCTTTATTTTACCATGCGCAAACCTATCAAGAATTTCGTAGTATGCTTTATGGAACTGGGTGAGTTTTATATCACCATCAATATACTTAATGAAGTTCTTGAATTTGTTTCTCGCAACCGCTTTTACAATTTCCTCAGGTGGTATATTATTTATCTTCATCGTCACCTCCATTCTGCAAAGCGTCTGCCATCTTTTCGAGGACATCTGCCGGAACACTGGACAAGTCGTATTTTGGTTTCTCTTTTTCTTTATCCCCGACAATAGAAACAACCAACGGACTATCATATCCCAACAAACGTGCCTTCCTTTGCTGTACATTGAGAATAACATTCAAGAACGAAGGGTCACCCGTAGTAGTTTCCTTTTGCACCTCGACAGCAGTTTTAAACCTGTATTTCGTTTTACATTTAGGACGCTTAGAGCGTTCCCATTCCTCCCACGCCTCCCTCGCTACATTGTCGAGTGCTTGAATTTCCTGTGTAACATACTGGTCTATGTTAGTAAATTGTTCCCTTTTCCACTCAGCCAAACATTTCTGAATGTCGTTATACACAGACTGATAAGATATTTGTATATCTATTCCCATTTCTTTGTATCGCTCATTGATCTTATCTCTGATTCTGCGATAAGAATAACCTTTTAGAAAAAATTCAGATTCAAGTGCTTTGTCAGCCTCCCATTGTTCATCGGTCCTCTTTATTTTTCCTTGTGATTTAATCATACTACCTACTTTAACCATATCATTAAGAATTATATTTAAACAAAAATAGATTCACTTTGCTAAAAATGAATTGTTTGTCTATGCAAATATAGGTGTATTAAATTGAATGCAAAAAGAAAACCACGCTGTAACACTTACAACGTGGTTTCATTCAGGTTTAAACTTTTTGAGTATATTGAGTATTATTCACCCAGTGATTTTATAATTTCCATCTCTCTTTCTGACAGTTCCCAAATTATAATATTATCCTTTTTTGACGCCTCCTTTTCTGTCGCCGCCTTTTCTGCATTCGCCTTTTCTGTCGCCGCCTTTTCTGAGATAAGGAATCCTGAACCGAATATAGTTTTCTTATGTGGCTTTTGGCTGTCAAGTCTCCTAATGTGATAGAGATCCTCTTTCTTAAATCGCATTGAAACACCACGTTCTACGCACCACTGCATGGCTGAAACAGTTAGAACGTTGTTTGGATACTTATACCTTGGAAGATTCACTTTTTTCAATTCGTTTATTCTTTCGAGCTCTCTGTAAAGAAACGGATCAGACATTACCATAACATCATCGAATAAATTGGATATGAACGATGTTTTCACAATCGCTCCATTTTCATAGGTGATTGGTGCTCCAACTACTATTCGACAATATTCACCCATTGCGCCAAATAATGTCAGGTGTGGAGCGAACAGAAAGAATTTAATATCTTTTTCCATATAAAACCTTGCTATTTGTGAAAGAATAGAGAAAGGAGGATTATCGACAACGATACATCCATCCGGGTATTCACAATTTTCATAATCTCCACCCGGATAGAATGGACGTACTATTTCCGCTCCTCTTATATTACATTTTTCTGAGACATATCTCAAAACGCAATTATAAACCTCAGGTGGAGTGTAGCAATCATCTGTAGTTTTCTTTGTTTTAAATTTATCCACAAAGTTTTCGTAGTCATCAAAAAGCGTCTTTTCTTTTTCTTTGCTTAATGATGGTTTTATGAAAGCTACCTTATTTCCAAATATATCTACCGATT